GTCTCCAGTATAATTGTTAGAGACCTTTGGAGTATTATATGACAGAGAAGATGTCAAAACCAAGCTATACCTTCGCGCCGGGATCAACATCGGTACCTTCAGCGTTCCCGCAAGTTCTTCCAGATCCGTCGATGTACAAGCAGAACTTCGACCAGTTGCTGGTAGCGAGAGGGATAAGGTTCAGACATCACAAGAGCTTGCCGTGCCCAAACATCAAGCTTCTAGACGACAACTCCCATGATCCGCAGTGCGAGCAGTGCGATGGATCGGGCATCATATACTACGAGCCCAGAGAAATAGTCGGCATCTTGACGTCGAACTCGGTTGAGAAGCAGTTTGAGTACCAGGGAGCGTGGGAAGTTGGGAGTGCGATGGTGACGATGCCGTCCGAGTACTCTAACGGCGATCAGGCAGACTTCACTCTGTACGATAAGCTTGAAGTTCTTGACTACACCGTCAGACTATGGGAGCTCAAGGAATATGAGCCTAGGCCTGACAATCTCCAACAACTGAGATACCCGATAGAAAAGGTAGGCTACCTGATAACTGCGACCGACAGTCAAATCACAGAGTTCGTACAGGATGTAGACTTCACCATCGAGGATGGACAGATAAAATGGATAGCAGGACACACGCCCAACTACGATTATGTTAGTGACATGGGTCAGACATACTCAGTATCATACTGGGCTAACCCTGTATACATAGTTCTTCAGCCGATGCGCGAGCTGAGGGTCACCCAGCAGATGATGCCGGATGGTACTAAGATATCTGTGCGATTACCGCAGCAACTAGTTATAAAGAGAGATTTTTTAGTCAACAAGCCAGAAAAGCTCGTAGCAGGTATCGGAAGCTAAGTCGTATATTGTTATATAATGATCTTGAAAGGTTGTATGATATGCCAGCATTCGTCTCAAAGAAGCAACATCGCATGATGATGGCTATCCTTAACGAGGGTAATAAGCCAAAGACCAAAAGAGGAGACTCAGGTCCTCCTGCATCTGTTGCCTCTAAGTATAGCCAATCAGACAAGGATCTTCCTGAGACCAAGAATAAAGAGTATCATGGCGGAAAGTGGGACAAGAAGAAAAAGAAAGAAAAGCTAAAGAAGTCCAGGAACAACGGTGGAGCTGGTGTCGTCGTGACGAACGACAAAGGTCAACTTCTGATGGGAAGACAGGTAAAAGATGATTATCTTTGGTCTTTTCCTGGAGGCCATCTCGAAGACGATGAGTTTCATGAGGATGCTGCAGTCAGAGAACTGAAGGAAGAGACCGGGGTCTCGATCGACAAGAAAGACCTCAACCTCCTCCACGAAGAAGGAAAAGATAGGGTCTACGTGGTTAGACTTAAGAATACCCCGTCGTTTCATTCCACCTCAGAACTGAGTGACGTTGGCTTTTACGACATAGACGATATAGATTTCAATAAGTTACGTAGTTGCTGCATAAGTACGATGATGTACTACTTGAAGAGTAAGTTAGCTAAAGGTTTAAAGCCGCTCAGCGATCTCATTAAGGTAGAGCAATTAGAGACCTTGAGCAAGAACATAATACGCACCGGGCAAGTGGCCGACGCCGTATATGAGTTTAGACACGGCGACGCACTGAGGTTGGTCGGCAACGGTCTCTTCAGGATGCTTAGGAGAGGTGTCGATGGGATGAAAGACGACGAGATTCGTGATATAAACTTCGGCAGTTATGTCCTTCATGCTAGGAAGCATGCGAACGACATATACTCAGGTCGCATAGATGATGGTCTTAAGACTGTACATCAGTTCGTCAATAGATCGTTGCCAGCTCTGACCGGCGAACTGATGAGCGTATTCGAGTGGTACGACGATGAGAACGATAATGAATCTAAGTTCGAGATACACGACGACTCTGCTCTGGCTGACGACACGATAACCGATGGCATAAAGAAGCTGGTTCATAATTATCGTTCGTACAACATAGCAGACATATACGACGAGATGGAGTCGATACGCGAGGAGATAAGGCATGGTAACGCCGTAGATCTTCAGCAGATAGAGCATAGGTTAATGAGCCTGTTCGACAAGCTCGAGGACAGGATGTCCATGTTCAGGGACAAGCATAACTCGCTTGCATCTAGTGTAGGCGATGAGATAGATGAGATCGAGAAGAAACTAATGTCGCTGCAGAGCTCCGTCGAGGAGATGAGCAAGAGACCATCAAAGGTCGAGGCATACTCGTCTAATCCTCCGAATCCAAGATCAGTGCTATCAGAGTACTACAGTTATCTGTCTAAGCCAAAGGTCGTCATAAGTCCTACCGGCCACATAACAATAGACTTTAACTCTGACTGGATGCCGAGCGACAAGGAGAATTTTCTCCAGGATATGCGCGCGAAGGTCGTCAAGAAAAGCAAGAGATGATCTGGCAGAGCCTAGAAAACTTAAGATATAAGTTAAAAATCATGGGTCTAGATTCACAGACAATAGATTCAATGGTTAAGGACGCAACCGAGGAACTTCACGGCATCGTGAATGACATAGTAGAGAGCGCTGTGAGAGAGGCCGAAGATTACGGATCTTCGATAGGTGCCGAAGAGTTTCTCGCCCAGATAAAGCTGAACGTCAATTCAGGTTACCTTGAGATTTCTACTGACTCTGGCATGACAGACTTTAGCCAACCAGCTTACCCGATGCTGCCGTGGTTGCTCAAGAACGCTAAGGTCTCTAAGGACGGCACTCGATACGCTGTGATCCCAGTTGGTGGATCATCCTCCAGCTCCAAGCCGAGACCTCAGGCTAGAGATATATCAGCAGGACTGAACGCCATGTCTCAGGGAAGCTCTTCATCCTCAGCTATGGCCGAGGAGATGGCTAATGCTTTTAGACTAGGTTCTTCCTCTAGTATAACAGAAAGACAGAGATCAGCTTCCACCGAGAAGCCTGAGTTCAGGACAGCGTCCAGCAAGCAAGATCCGACAAAGCAGTGGGTTTTGCCACCTAAATCACTTGACATGACCGGCACGCTCATGACGATAAACGCAACCATCAGGTCTGAGATAGATAAAGCCTGTAACGATCTTACAGCTAAGTATGAAAAGGAGGCAAGAAGATGGCTTGGGTGATGCCTGAGATCGCGGTACAGCGATTAGTTCAATATGGTATACAACAGCTTCGACAGGACAAAGCCGCTTTCGATGATATATTCGCTTATCAGAGAAGTCATCCGCTGATAGTTGAAGCATACGGTTCAGATTACACTGACAAAATCTGGGGATGGTTCACGACAGAGCGGATTCGTGTAGTCCAATCGTGGATCCTCAGTCCTCAGACAGTTCCATGTTTTAGCATACACCTCTCCAACGAGAACGAGGATGAGTCTAAAGCTGCCATAGGTGATTTTTTGGGGGATGGAGAGGCGGAAGAGGTTGGTATATCATCGATGAACGTCCTGGTGGATATTGGCATACACGGAAGCAAAGCTGCCGATCAGGTTCTATGGATGTACTACATCCTTTCATATATACTTTTTAAGTACAAACCAGTAGCAAGGAGTCTAGGGATAGAGCTTCACACCTTCAGCGCGTCGGACTGGCAGAAGGACGCATCTAAGATGCCAGAAAATATCTGGACCCGCTGGCTTAGAATGAAGTGCACTGTGTTCAATACCTGGGGATCCGAAGAGTTTAAGACAGCAACAGATATAGATCTGAGCATCGACCTAGATCGATACATAAACATAGACCCAGATAACGCATAAGAGGTTGATATGTCAAATAAGAACAAGCAAAAAGTAGACATGAAGTCGATAAGAGAGTACGAAAAAGCTCAGCGAGCTCAGCTTCCTCAAAAGGAGGACTCGATTGAGCTAATGCCGTTTGACCAGTGGTGGGCTGATAATTCATCTTCGTTGAAGATGGCACAGCACATGAAGGAGATTGTCCGTGCTGATTTTAGGGGGAGAGATATTCATGGTCTCAACACCAAGGAAAAGTGGGATTGGGCAGCTAGACAGTTCGGTATCGACATTTGAGACGACGAAGAGATATTCTTAATAATTCGGTTGAATAATACGAACTATACTTTACGCTGAGCAACGGTCTGATCTGCATGCCGGACTTCTTAGTATAAGATCGGCCGATAGTCGAGATAAAAAGATACTTTAGGTCTGATGCTAAGGTAAAATGAGATATGTTCTGCGTTGAGTACCCGAGCATCGAGAAGACTCTTTTACAGAAATCAGAGTTAAAAAAGTTAGGGATTATATAGGAGTATACCAAAAATGGCAATCAGCGTATCATTCAACGGTGCGACACTGTACAGGCCCGGTGCGTATTCGAAAACAACGATCGATCTATCTGGTAACGTACCGCTCGGACCTGCTGGTCTCATCGCCATATTCGGCGAAGCAGACGCTGGTACTCCTGGATCGGCCGAGACGAACATCGCAGACAACTTCTATACAGCCGATCGACTGATCGAGGCCAGAAACAAGTATCGATCTGGTCCTATCGTTGATGCGTTAAACTTCCTGTTCTCACCGGCATCTGACGCTGCTATCCCAAGTGGTGCTCAGACTGTCTGGATTTATAAGACAAACGCTTCAGTCAGAGCATCTTTAGCTTTATCAGGATCTTACGGTACAGTTAGAGCTAAAGAGTGGGGAGTGGGTGGCAATCAGGTATCGTTCAAGGTAACAGCTACGGCTGAAACCGCTCCCGCAAAGACAGGCACAACACCACCAGCATATAGCGCAGCGCTCAACGCTGCATCATTCTCTGTCAGGATGAACGGCGGATCTGCCGTCGTCGTCACCCTGAGCTCCACATCGACGAATCACGACGACCTAGCAGAGCTAGTTACAGAACTGAATTCTCTCCTTCCAGCCGGCATTGCTGCCTCAGCTGCTGGATCAGCACTCAAGCTTCAGATGTCTACAGCATCTACTCAGTATCAAGAAGGATGGGGACGATCTTTCGAACTCATCGACACCACACCAGGTGATCTGGCTAAGTTAGGACTCACAGCTGGCTTGTCAACGGCTGCCGTAGAACCCAGCTGCACTATCACTATCAATCAGAAGCGCGATCTCATCGTTGAAGAGGACACAGTCGGCGGAAACGTCGTATTAGAGATCGGTCGCGACAACACCGGCGGCGCTACCTCGGCGTCCGTCAGCGTTACGAGCACACAGATCGTCCTTACCTCTTCGACCGGCACGATCAACTTTGACAAATCAGCTTTCATCACCATCAAACAGCTCGCAGAATCTATCTCACTTCAGCCTGGTTGGACAGCAAGTGTGAGCAGTCCAGTCTACAATCAGCTCGGCCTAGATGCGCTGGATATCGTCTCCACAGTCGGAGCTTTCGGAGCTTCTGGCCTTAAGCCAGCTCGCCTCAAGAAGGACGCTATGGAAGTTCAAGATCTCTTCGATCAGTCTAACATTGCAGAGATCGTAACACCTGCCGCGAAGGGTCTACCAGCTGCTCTCAACGAGACTCTCCTGTCCGGAGGCCTCAAGGGCGGAACACTAACCTCTGATATCGTTGCAGCTCTCTCAAAGTTCGAAAAATTCCACGTCAACTCCGTGATTCCTCTTTTCTCCAGGAACGCTACTGCAGACATCTCAGATGGCTTGACCGACGCGACCTCCACCTACACTATCGACGGCATCAACCAGGCAGTCAAGACTCATCTTAGCCTGATGAAGACTACCAAGAAGAGAAGCGAACGTCAGGGATATTTATCTGTCAAGGCTTCATACAGTGACTGCAAGGCTAAGGCTGGCGAGATGGCGGATGCCAGGATTCAGATGGTCATCCAGGATGTTCGTCAGAACAATGCTCAAGGTGTTATCAAGTGGTTCCAACCTTGGGCTCTAGCTTGCCTGATTGCTGGATCTCGCGGTGGTGCACCGATCGGTCTACCGTTGACCTTCAAGTTTATGAACTGCTCTGGTATCCGTCAGACAGCCCAGTCGATGAGCACACCAGAGGCTGATATCGTGATCGACTTTGATCCAGATACTCAGTACGATGATGCGATTCAGTCCGGCATCACCTTCCTCGAGGCACCAAGAACTGGCGGTTTCCGAGTCGTTGTCGACAACACTACCTACGGCATCGACGACAACTGGGTATACAACCGCGGCAACGTGATGTACGCTGCAGACATTGTGGCCTATAACTTTAGAAACACGATGGAGCTTCGATACATCGGCGTCAAGAATACGCTAAGAGCTGCAGAGGTTCAGAGTACAGCAGAGTCAGTTCTAACTACATTCTTGGCTCAGGGCATCACGGTCAGCACGGCTGATGCACCCAACGGCTTCAAGGATCTCAGCGTAAGAATCGAGGGCAATACGATCTATATATCAGTTACGATCAAGCTCGTAGAAGGAGTTGACTTCGTGCTCGCTGAACTTACTTTGCAACGTGCTAGCCAAACAGCTTAATCAAATCAAGTAGATAAATAAAAACTCTCTACCAAGTATAATGCTGGTAGAGGGTTTTTCTATGTACAAGACTTAATGAAGTTTATGCATGAAGAAAAATCACCGCAGAAATCAAATGATCCTTTATTTTTAATAGATTGAAACCTATTGTATCTAACTTCTATTTTTTCACTACGACCAGCTCTACTTTTTATATTTGACCTTAACGTTTCTAAGTCTACTTCTAAATAGATGCTTATAACTTTGGCCCCCATCTGCTTAAAAGCAGAGATCAAAAACTGAACGCGACATGGGGTGTCTATGTAGTCC